AATCGTGGCATCTCGGCTATCTGGCCAGAAATTCACAAAAGCGCATCAGCGAATAAAGGCAAGATGGCTGGCGTTAAATACACCGGATCAACTGCCGATACTTCTGGCAAGGGTGCAACCCGCATCCCTAACTTTGAGCTAGTCAGTTGGAATAAGGTTGATGCTCAGGAACCCACACCTGAGCCCGAGGCTAAACAATCTCCCTTAGCCGAGGATGATGAACCTCTATTTTAACTGGCGGGGGGGCAGGGTCTAGGCATCAACTAACCCTGTCCCTTTTTTTACTGTGGGGCAAAAATGTCAGAATTAGCACAACATATAGAGACAGTGGCCAAGGCACTATTGGGAGAGCCTAACGCTAAACTGTCCAGCAAATCAGAACTGCGCTGGGGCAATCATGGCTCAATGTCAGTTGACCTGGTGAAAGGCACCTGGTTCGACCATGAGTGCGACCAGGGCGGCGGGGTTGCTGATCTTATCCGCAGAGATAATCCCCTGGCTAATGTGCCTGAGGTTTTACAATCCCTGGGCGTTGCCACTTCCAATGGCCATGCGGTCCCACATGATACGGTCAGGACTTCCCTGGTCGCAACCTATCCATACTGTGATGAGCATGGTGAGGTTACATATGAGGTGTGCCGCTTTGAGCCTAAAACCTTCAAGCAAAGGCGCGTGGTTAATGGCAAGGCCATCTGGGGCCTGGGTGATACTGATCCCCTGCCCTACAAATTACCGGATATAATCAACAACCCAACCAAGCCAATCCTGGTGGTTGAGGGTGAAAAGGATGCAGACAACCTGGCTAACCTGGGTTTTGTCGCAACTTGTAACAGTGGCGGGGCTGGCAAATGGGCCGAGTCACTCAATAGATATTTCGAGGGGCGTGATGTAATCGTGCTTCCAGACAATGATAAGGCTGGTGAGGCTCATGTCCGCACTCTCCTGGGCCATTTGCAGGGTAAAGCCAAGCGCATAAAGGTTGTCAGGCTACCTGTTGGTGACAAAGGCGATGTGACTGATTGGATTAGCCAGGGCGGTGATGCCCCAGGACTGAAAGATTTAATCAAGCAAGCTGGCGAGGTACGGGAAAAGATAACGCCTCTTCCAACCCTTAGCCTGGATGATATAGCCAACCTTCCCCCTGTTGAATGGATGATCGAAGGGGTCATACCAGAAAAGGCCCTGGCCATGATGTATGGGGAGCCAGGCTGCGGTAAGACTTTCATCGCCCTGGATATGGCTCTTAGTGTCGCTCACAAGGCCGAGTGGCAGGGTCAAACTGTCCTGGGTGGTAATGTAGTATATGTGGCTGGTGAAGGCGTGGGCGGTCTAAAAAAGAGGATTGCAGCCTGGCATCAACATAGGGAACTGCCACAAAAAGCACCTTTCACCGTGGTCCCTATCGCTGTTGATCTTATGGATGAGAACAACGCCCAGGACTTGCAGACAACAATCCAGGCTGTAGCTGACGGGCCAGTGTCTATGGTTGTGTTCGATACTGTGGCCAGGTCAATGTCAGGCGATGAGAATAGCAGCCAGGACATGGGCCAGGTGGTAAGAGCAATGGACGCAGTAAGAGAACAGTTTAATTGCTGCGTCCTGGCTATTCATCATAGTGGTAAGGATAGCAGCCGTGGTGCAAGGGGCTCCAGTTCTCTACTAGGGGCTGTTGATGCGTCTATGAGGGTTGAAAGGGTCGGTGAGACGGTCAGCCTGGTCATAGAAAAGCAAAAAGACGCGGAGATGATGGACCCCATCTGGCTTAATACCAGGAGCATTGAGGTTGGTTCCGGCGTCCTGGCTTTAGAAGTAGACACAAGTTTAGTGCTAGAGCGAACCGACCAGGGGCCCGCAAGCAGCAATGCCAAGGGGCTGAGGCCAGCGCAAAAGGCAGTCCTGGATGCTCTGGATGACGCAATCATTACATCTGGTCAGCCATCGCCTGGGGGTGAAAACTATCCGGCTGGTGTGACCGTAGTTGCGGAGACTGCATGGCGTCAAACTGCACTCGCAAAATCAATTTCAACTGGCAATTCTGATGCCGAGCGGAAGGCTTTTTCGAGGGCGGCAGAAGCCCTCATTCAGAAGAAAATCGTGGCAAAATGGCAAAATCTAGTCTGGAAGGTAAAATAGGCATGGGACAAGTGGATGGGACAAAATGTCCAGAGTAAAAACAAAGGGTTATAAGAAATGGGACAAGTCTGGGACAAGTGTCCGACAGACGGGACGGACAGGACACTCTCTAGAGTCCTGTCCCAACTGTCCCATGTCCGCTGAAACCAGGTTGATAATCGAAGCCCATGACCTTGTGGCAAGAGAGATGGAAATCAAATGGGGTGTCGAGAGATTGCACAAGATCGTGCCTGATGAGTTGGGCCAGAAGTTCATCGCGCAACGAGACAAACTCAATGAGGCAATCCATCATTCAAAAGATGAGGATATGAGAAAGCATGGTTCCGCAATGAAACGGGCCTACCAGGTATTAGATGAGGAAGCGACAAAGATGGGTTGCGCCCTGGTTGGAACAGACTATTGGGAAATGTCGCACCCTGGAAAGCCTGGCGTGGTGATTAGATTGGTTAAGACCCAGGAAGAAATGCCAACAGATCAGCCCGAAGGCGTGGCTTATCTCAGTGCAGATGAGTTGATGGCGTTTGTCCCAGGGACAGTCATTGAGATCAAGCGGACTTTTAGTGGCTCCAGGGTCACTGAGATTAAAGGAAAGGACAAGATGCCAGATGACCCAATCCCCTTTTGATGACAAGCCAGACATTCGCAAATATAGCGTACTGCCAGCAAGAGCCATCCAGGATGATAACTTGCATTGGACAACGCTCCGAGTGCTTGGTGCTATCTGTCTTTATACCAATGCTTATGGAATAGCCTGGCCGTCCAGGATGACAATCGCCAGGCACGTTAGCCGAAGCACTAAGACTGTCAGCGTTCACGTTGGAAGGCTTATGAAAGCTGGCTATGTGCGTAAGTTGCAGCCCCGTGATTACCCACCGAAGATCAAGGTCCATAACACATGGCGAACCAACCGATACCAGGTGATGTTCGATGGGGCTCAGACTGAGTTACCGAGCAACGAACAGTTCTGGAGTCCGAGGCCAAAGGTGGCAACTGAACCGCTCGAAGAGAAGGCCATGAGTGTCACGCATACTAGAAGGGAGTCCGAGGGTGGGAATGACGACTTTAAGATATTGGCACATGCGTTTGTTTCTGGCATCCAAATGGCTTGCGGTCAGCACAGAATAGCTGGACCGAACCAGGATTTAGCGCGACCCCTGGCAGAACGTGGCGTAACAGCCGACCAGATCAAGACTGCAACCGTTGATATGACTAGGCACAACCTCAAGTCTGGTCGGATGCCACCGCTTACAATCGAACAGGTCGCAAAGTGGGCGGCATTATGATAGCCTCAGATTACAATAGCCATACGTTGGCTTGGCAAGTGTAAGGGGTGCCGGACAAATGACGCAAGTGACTGTAATCGTTGACAAAGCACTATGGCCCCCCCACCCGTCCGGTATATATACGGGGGGTTGCCTCAAAATTTTAACCGTTTTCATAGGAGAAAACAGATGTGGACTAAATTCTTAAAATTATTCTTTCCAACCTTTGTGTCAGATCCCACCAGGGCGCGGGATAAGGCTGGACGCCTAAAAGCTGATGATAAAAAGACGCCCACGATCAATGAGGCGTGGAAGGGCGGCAAGGCTCCAGCCAAGAAGCGTGGACGCCCCGCTAAAAAGAAATGAGCGTGGATCGATACACGGATTCGATTGAGTCTGTCGCTGATATATTGCGTGAGCGGGGCGATAACTACGGTGCGCCCTACTCCAATCATGTGACGATTGCGAAAATGTGGTCTGCGGTCCTGGGCCATGACATAAGCCCGAACCAGGTTGCGATGTGCATGATTGCAGTCAAGCTATCGCGCCTGGCTAACCAGGACACGCATGATGATAGCTGGGCTGATATTATTGGTTATGGCGGCATAGGTCGCGGTATCGCTGCAATAGAGAGGGATGTTGAAAATGCTCTTAGTAAAAACCGCCGTGTCGATGACCACTGAGGAGTTTGCCCAGGAGTTGGTGCGGCTGAGGCGTGAGACGCTTACCGTTGTTCGGGAGGTTGGCCGCTCCAAGAATGGCCGCTATGGCGATAACATGAAGCGAGGCAAGAAGATTGTGCCTTTAAGGTATGTGAAGTGGAGCCGTATGGGGTGAGTAAAAAGCTGACAACCAGGCAGATGCGAAAGGCTTTGGTCTTTGGGTCTGATGATGAGCGAGAGGGCGTGAAACAGGAGTTAGCTGTTATTGCGTCCAGTGATATTACCCAGGTTATGGAGTGGAAAGAAGATGGCAGGGTATCTTT